TTATCACTTGCCCTCTAACTTCGTAGTTATCGAGCCAAATCGTGATACTTATATTACTAAGTATACCTATCAGGGCTTAGTAGATTTTACTCCTGATGAAATCATTCATATTAGGGAAAACAGTTTTCGTTCTATCTATCGTGGGACGTCGAGACTAAAAGCCTGCTCACGCAGTATGAAGCTACTAGTTTCAATGCGTACCTTCCAAGATAACTTCTTTAAGAACGGAGCTGTACCAGGACTTGTAATTAAAACTCCTGCTTCTCTTAGCCCAAAAATTAAAGAACGTATGCTTATGGAATGGGGACAGCGTTATCGCCCAGATGGTGGTGGACGTCGCCCGCTAATCCTAGATGGCGGAATGGAACTTGAAGATATTTCCAAGTTGAATTTTCATGATCTAGATTTCGAAACTTCTATTAAGCGTAACGAAGAAACAATTCTAAAAGCACTAGGCGTTCCTCCAATCTTACTAGATTCAGGAAATAATGCTAACATTAGACCAAATCATCGTTTGTACTATTTAGAAACAGTTATTCCTATTGTTAGAAAAATTAATTTCGCTTTCGAGCGTTTCTTTGGTTTCTCAATAGTAGAAGATGTTGCTAATATTCCAGCTTTACAACCAGAATTACAAGACCAAGCATCGTTCCTATCAACACTAGTTAATGCTGGTGTAATCACCCCTAATGAAGCTCGTGTAGTTTTAGGGCGTGATACTCTTGATGGGCATGATGATTTAAGAATTCCTGCAAATATTGCTGGTAGTGCTGCCAATCCTTCTACGGGTGGTAGACCTGCTGCGGGTGATACGGCTCCTGCCGATCCAGCGCCAAAGCAGTAAGAAATTCTAGCGGTAGCGGGTACTTGCTTCTAGATGTATATTAGACCCAAAAGATTTCTTAGTCTAAGTCTATGTTAGGCAGAAGCGATGAGAGAAAAATGAAAAAAGTTTTTAATCTTATCTCTACTTTTAAAGCTGTCAAGGTAGAAGACAGTAATAGTGGTGATAGTATTACAATTAGAGGACTTGCTAGTACCAACTCAGTCGATCGTGCTGGAGATGTTATTCTTCAGACTGCTTGGCTAAAAGGGCTAGATAATTATAAAAAGAACCCTATCATTCTTTTTAACCACAACTACGATCAACCAATCGGTAGAGCCGCAGATATTCGCGTCACTGATAAAGGTTTAGAATTAGTTGCTAAAATTTCCGCAGCCGCTGACGATGTTTATCAGCTTGTTAAAGAAGGTATTTTATGTACTTTCTCTGTTGGCTTTATGATTAAAGACGCAGAATATAACGAGGCCACTGATGGATTTATCATTAAGGACGCAGAGCTTTATGAGGTATCGGTTGTTTCCGTTCCTTGCAATCAAGATGCTACCTTCTCGCTATCGAAATCCTTCGGTAGCACAGAGGAGTATGAAAACTATAAAAGTGTATATCTAGCAGGTCACTCGCTGACTGCTAAAGAAGTAAAGACTTCCAGAAAAGTTAGCGATACACTGAGCGGTGCTAAAAATGCATCAATGGAGAAAATTAATATGAATCCCGAAGAAATTCAGGCTTTAGTAGAAAAGGTAGCCAAGGATACTGCTGCAAAGATTCAAATGCAGGCAGCCGAAGCTAAGTCTAGAGAAGCCGCAGAAACTAAGGCCGCTGCTGAAAAGTCAGCAGCAGACGCAGCATCCGCAACAGCAATCGCAACAGCAGTTTCTGCTGGTATGACTTCTGGTGCAGAGCGTCTATACGCAGATATGGAATCAAAGATGTCAGCTCGTGAAGCGGATGTTTCCCGTATCATCGACGAAAAGATGGCTGATCTAAGATCAAACGCAGAAGAGCTATCAAAGATGGCAGCTTCCAAGCGTATGTTTGGTGATCGTCAATCAGGTGATTGGACCACAAATAAGACTCTAGTAGCAGAAGCAGAAGATGCTGTTATTTTAGGTCTAGCTACCCAAAAGGGACTAACTGGAACACGTCTTGGTCAGCAATTGATGGAAAAGGCAGTAAATGCAATGTCAGGCGTTGTTGTTTCTTCAGCCAACATTGAAACCCTAGTTTCAACAAACGTAGAACGTGACATTCAAAATGCTCTAGTTCTAGCACCACTATTCCGTGAAATTGCTCTAACATCTGCTAACCAGATTATCCCAATTCTACCAGACGCCGGTTATGCCGAAATCACTGGTAACGTTGCGGCTTCCGGTTCTTCACCAAATGGTAACTTAGAAAAGCGTGGCGATACATACGGAACACCATTCGGTGGCGTAACAATGACAGAAGTAACACTAAGCACAGTTAAGCTTATCTCTCAGTCATACCTTGGTAACGAAACAGAAGAAGATGCGATTATTCCAATTCTTCCATTAATTCGTGAATCAATCGTTCGTTCACACGCTCGTGGTGTTGAGCAAGCTTTCCTTCTAGGTAATCACTCAACTGGTATTTATACCTCGGGTGCTTTCAACGGCCTAATCCAGACAGCTTCAACAAGCTCACGTAATCTTCAGTCAGCTACTGCATTCGCTTCAGAATCACTAACTGGTGCTCAATTACTATCAGCTCGTAAGAACATGGGTAAGTATGGCGTACGTCCTGATGAAGTAGTTTATATTGTTTCTCAGCGTGCTTATTATGAACTTCTACAAGATTCAGCTTTTGCTGACTGGAACCAAGTTCAAAATCTAGCTTCAAAGATGACTGGTGAAGTAGGCATGATCTACGGATCTAAGGTTCTACTTTGCGATGAATTTGCTGCTGCTGCCGTTTCAACTCACTACGCACTTGCTGTCAACACACGCAACTTCGTTGTTCCACGTCTACGCGGAATGAGAATGGAATCACAATATCTAGTTGCTAACCAAAATACTGTTATTACTGCAAGTCAGCGTATTGGTTTCAAGGAACTAATTTCAGGCGCTACTGCTGTTACATCACTACAGTACAAGGCTAGCTAATTTCTTTGAGGGGGGAGTACGCTCCCCCCTCGGGTTTTTATTAATGGAGTAATATGGCTGATTTAATTACATTGGAAGATTATAAAACGTATAAGGGTCTAACGAGCTTTTCGGAAGACGCTAAAATTACGCCACTACTTTCTTCAGTTACTCAATTAGTAAAAACCTATTGTGGACGTACTTTTGTTGATTACTATTCTACTGAACTAACCGAATATTTTAATAATACTTGGCTAGTAGAATTTATTCAATTAAAGGAAAGCCCAGTAGTAACTATAACAGGCGTTTATGAAAGAGCCTCTACAACTGATAGTTATGTGGCTCTAGTTGAATCTTCAGAATATTATTTAGATACTGCGACAGATTGTATTCACCGAGTTAATAGCTCTGGTACTGGGTATACTACATTTGCTCAGGGTCCTGGTGCAATTAAGGTAGTTTATAAGGGCGGTTTTGCTAATTGTCCCGCAGATCTTAAGATGGCAGTTATGGATTTAGTGACCTATTATCTAAAAGAAGATTACAAGACCAGTCGCTCCCTTGGATCTGCTAGTATGAATAGTGCTCCTGCAGTAGGTAAATTAGGTAGCGCAGGTTCTGCTGCTTTGCCAGACCATATTAAAAGAGTACTGGATTTATATAGGTTCTTCTAATGCTAGATAGAGAATTTGCGCGTAAAGTACTTACAGCTAACAAAATTAAAGATCCTTTAACGGGTAAAACAAGCAAAGATACTTTTAGAATAAGTAAAGAACGTCTTCAGGGCCAATTATTTGCTATAGATGAAAATTTTTTAATAGATGTGTACTCTAGGTTTGTACCAAATGTAAGTGCTTCAATTTTAGTGGCGGAAACAAAAACTAAATTAGAAGAGCATGAAAAAACTGTTATTAATAAACTAAATAAAGACTGGTTAGCATTACTACAAGAGATGAGACCCATTTTTAAAGCTGATTCTAATAATAAGCCAGTATATATAATACTTAATAAAAGATGGGCAGAAGAAAAATATAAACCTTTAATAATTTCAATAGTTGATGAACATACTAAAAATTATAGCTCTACTGCTTTAAACGTATCATTATCTTCTATTAATATTGAACATGGTGTTGGTGAAGGATCTGCTATAGCTGTAATTCGTGCTAGAGAAGGTATAGTTCAGATTTCAAAAAAGTTAGAAGAAGATAAAGTTGATAAAGCTACAATAGATAGATTATTAAATGATATACTATCTACAGAAATAAGTGCAACAGTTAAAGAAAAAACAGAAACTATAACTATAAAAAAGTTTTTAAAATTAGATGTAGAAGAAATATATACTGTTCAAAAACTAGATTCTTTTAACTCTAAATATGTAATCAGACTTACTGCAGGATATGAAGAGTCTAATAAAGCCGATTCTAAGGTTGAAGGAAAATTAGCAGAGGCTTTTCGTGAAGTTGTACTAGAAAAAATGTATGGTTCTAAGGGCATATATCCTTCTATTGCTGATATTGAAGAGATGGTATTAACTTCTTTAACTGTAGGTAATAATCCAAATATTAAATTAAAAAATGCTCGTAAACCTAGAAAACCCACAAAATCTGAGGGTAAAAAGATTTCTGAAACTGATCACTATGAAAGTAAAGAGGAAGTTTCTGGTTTAGTTCAAAATTATAGAAAAGGATCTATTAAAGCACCTTCCGCGCCTAGAAGAATAATGGCAGCAGAGCAGCCTAGTAGTTTACCCTTAAATATTATCAATTTATTAAATGCAAAATTAACTCAAGAAATACGCAAAAGAATGACTTACCCTAGATTGGTATACCGAACGGGTAGATTTGCTTCTAGTGCTAAAGTAACTGGGTCAACTATAGATAATTCAGGTAATCCTACATTATCTTATACTTATGATAAAAATCCCTATCAAATATTTGAACAGGGGCAAGGTAAACTTCCTTGGGCTACTCCAGCTAGAGATCCACGTACAATAATAGAAGATTCTATACGTTCTATAGCAACCGGAATAATAGCAGGGAAATTCAATTTAAGGAGAAACTAGTGGCATCAAGGAATTATACATCTAGACGAATGGCTATTGTTAATGCTTTAGCTGACGTCATTAAAAATATTGATGGTTCTGGAAGCTATAGAACTACTGTTGCTTCAGTATCTCCTAGACTTAAATTTTGGGATGAGATTAATGAGTTTCCTGCAGTGCATCTAAGTGCCGGGCAAGAAATTCGTCAATATCAAGGGGGAGGCTATAAAAATAGGTTCCTATCAGTAACGGTTAGGTGTTATGTCAGGCAAGAAAATGCTACTGACGCACTTGAGGCACTCCTAGAGGATATTGAAACTGTATTAGAAGATAACAGTGCGTTGGCATACACAGATTCTCTAGGAGCCACACAATCAACACAACAAATCACTATTCTTAGTATTGATACTGATGAAGGTGTATTAGAACCACTAGGAGTAGGAGAAATACAAATAGAGGTCAGATATTAGAAAATTCTTAACCAGAACAAAGGTTCAGGAGTTAAGACTTTTCAAGTCTTATAAGGAGAACGCCCTATGGCTATTGCAGCAGGCGCTAGTAATTTATTTTTTAACAGAGATACTAAAGTATTTATCTCACAAACAAACGGACGTCCAGTTTCTATCGGTTCTACAGCAGCAGCTGCAAATGCGGTAACTAGTGCTACTGCACATGGTATTGCTACTGGTGATAGAGTAATGTTAACAGCAGGTGCTGGTAGCATTTCAGGTATTACTGCTGGTACTGTATACTATGCTATTGCAGCGTCAACTACTACACTTAAGTTTGCGCTTACTATTACTGATGCTATTGCTGGTACAGCTATTACAGTAACAGGTACACCTTCATCAGGTTTTGTAGCTGCTCTTGATAGTTTTCAAGTTCCAACAGCAGTAGTAACAAA